ATTCATTTTATACCTACTCTGAAAACAATAATATTTTAAGTAGAGTAAAAATTAATCACAAAGCATTTTATTGGAAAGATACAAAAGACAATTATATATACACAACTTGCTATGATGTATTGGTAGCAATCTGTGAAGCTTTTGCTTCAAGATTAATATTCTCTGGTACAAATTATTGGTTGATTCAAATTAATGAATATATGAATCCTAATGCAATGAGATATTTTAATTTCTTTGCAACTGGAATTGAGGATCCTACGGTTTTTGACAATAGAGATTTAGCTATAGTAAACAATCAAACTAATTTAGCAGAAAGTGATTTAGTTAGAATTGGCGGTGGTAGATTTGGATATTATGCCCCATTAAGAGAAATGATTGTAGAATACAAAACATCTGCAAGAAGAAATTTAATACCAGGTGCTTTATTTACTTACAATACTTTTAATAATTTAAATCCAAGTCAAGGTGATTCTGGTGAGATTTTATTAGAAGAACTTGATGCTGATAATTTAGAGGCAAGGTTATCTTATACAAGTAATCTTTCTTTATCAACGGCATATAATTTAGCAGGATTTACCTTCCAGCCTCACATATTTTTATTTGCTGCTATAATTAATCAAAAAGGATTTGTAATTCCTGTACAAGAATTTGAAGATTCAAGTGGCTGGTCTTTGGGAACTGGTTTTTCAGTTGATGAAAAAAAATTAAAATTTAATGTCACTAATACTTCTCAAGCTGCAAAATCATTAATTGCTGCAACTATAGGTTTTAAATACAGTGTAAAATTAAAAATTACTTTTGACCAGGGTAATATGAAAGTTTATATGGGTGGTGCATTTTTTGAATTAACAGAGTCTGGAGATTTTGAATTTGATTTAATAGCAGTTGACACAACTGGTTTTAAATTACAAAGTTCTGTGGTTGGTTCAAGTATTGGTAGTATAAGTAATTTATCCATGGTTGGTCCTGTTAGATGGTTAAAAAGAGATGCTACTTTTGAGGGATTAAATACTATATTTTCTGCTGCATCATGGGAAACATTCCCAAGTGAATATCAATTTACATCTGATGTAATTAGTCAAGATTTGACATATATATTTAATAAGGTAGTAGCATTTGATACATTGGCTATTCCTGCAACATCTCAATATTCATTTCAGATTATACTTAAAAGTATTAGGAATGCAGCAGGAACAAATATAACAACACAACTTTTAGCTTACAATTATTCATTTGCAGATAATTACTTAGAATTTTTACCTAATGGTAATATTCAAAATCAAAATGATATATACGAATATGCAAGTGACAACAATGTTTTCTCATCTCTAAGAGCAAGGATTGAAACTAAGATTGGCGATGGTCCGGTAACATCTTCTCCAGGTGCAATATTTGTAAAGAATAATGATGGTAATTTTGTTTTAGCAAGTCCTATTGGTTGGACTATTGCTGATATTGGTACTGGTAAAAATATATCTCAAATATTAGTTAACGAAGTTATTAAAGGCCAATTAAAACCAGTAAGAAGAATGATCAATGTAGGATTCCAAAATAAAAATCTTAACAACCCATTTCTTCCACACTTTGTTATAGATTTTACATCTGTTATTGCTCAAGACAATGATAATTTTTGGGTATTTGAAAGAGGTACTTATGAATGTATGACAGATATAATAACTGGTGATTGGTTTGTAATTAAAAACGATGAATAATGCCATACACAGAAAGAAGTGTTGTAATTAAAGGTTTAGGTTGGGAAGATGGCACTCCTTTCTCAAGTGGTAGCGGTGGTACATCATCAACTAATATTACAGAAACTATAAGCAATGTAACTATAACTGGTTCTACTTTCGCAGTTTACGCTCAAGAGTTTTTAGCAACCGCATCAAACGTATTGACTATTACTAAAAATAATAATCAACTACCTATAACAAATCAAGATGCTCAATTGCAAGTATACCAAAATGGACAATTGCTAATTAAATCACAATATGTCGTAACTTTGCCAAATACTATTACCATTGATAGTAATACACATTATGATGGTAGTAATTACATTGTTACATTTATAATATTAGCATAATGGAAGAGATACAAGCACCAAAAAAGGAACGCAAGTTTTTAAAAGCCATTGGGAACATTGCCAAGGTTTTAGCTAATGAATTAATCATGGGCATTGGGCGCAAGTTTATCGGCAAAGCCATTAACAAAGTAGGCAACAAAAAACAAGGACTTGTAATTGCTTTTCTTTTGGTTACAGGAATATCTTATGCTTCTATGGATTCCATTCCTTACCCTATTACAGGCAATAAGCAGAGATTAGGATGGCAGACCAGTGGCAACGGCTTGGTGTGGAGAGGTAGAGTGACAGACACAATAACAAAGCCTACAAGCTATGCAGATAAAAATGTAAAAGCTTATCTTATCCTTGATTCTGTTAGCGGTTCTTTATATGTATTTAAGCAAGGTTCATGGGCAGCCATTAGTGGTGCAGGAGGAGGTTTAACTATGCCTTTTGATTCTATTACCTTTAACACTGCCAAGGATGGCACGGTGGGAGTAGGTGAGGTTGAATATAATGATACGCAAGGAAGTTTGATTCAAGGATTAAAAGGTGGCTTAGTAACAAATGTAATAGGGCAACAATTACACCAACGGGTTAATAATCGCACGGGTTCACCTTTGACAAAGGGAACTGCGGTTTATTTGTCTGGAAGTCAAGGTAACCGTATAACCGTTGCAAAAGCCTTAGGCGTTACCGATGCCTTTTCGGCTAATACTTTTGGCATAGTTGCCGAAAGCATAGCGGACAATCAAAGCGGATATATAATAACAGAGGGATTAATAACGGGAATTAATACATCCTCATTAGTAGAGGATTCAGCCGTTTACCTTTCGCCAACGGTGGCGGGAGGGTTAACATCAACAAAGCCTCAAGCACCTCAACACACTGTTTATATTGGTGTTTGTGTAAAAAGTAATGCTGGTTCTGGGGAATTGTTTGTTAAGATTCGTAATGGTCAAGAATTAGACGAATTACACGATGTGAGAATTAGTAATCCTTTAAATAATGCCTCACTTTATTATAAATCAAGTGAAGGCATTTGGCGCGACACAACGCCAACACTTTTAATAAGCGATACTTCAGCAATGTTAGCCAACTATGCCACTAAAGCATACGCAGACACAAGCGGCAGATTTTACGCAAGGCAAGATTTTAGAAATGTATCTTCAAGCACTTTAACATGGACACAAACAGATACTTTAGTAGTAAACGATACAACATCTTTACAAGTATATAGAAATGGTCAAATACTTTTACCAAGCCAATATACAGTACCTACTAATGCCTCCGTGGTAATCGGTGCGACTGCTTATAAGGTAGGTGAGAATTATACTGTCATTTTACCTCGTGGCGGTGGTGGAGGTGGAAGCGGCAGCGGATCACTTACATCAATTTCTGGTGGTACGGGAATAACGGTTAGTCCAAATCCAATCACAACCACTGGCACTGTTTCCGCAGACCTTTCTGTATTAATGGAATTAACAGATACTACTTTATTAAATCTAACTACAAGATTTGCGACTAAGCAAAACAATATTACATTAACTACTACCGGCACGAGCGGAGCTTCTACCTTAGTAGGCTCTACTTTAAATATACCTCAATACACAGGAGGCAGCGGCACAGTTACCAGTGTAGGTAGTGGTTATGGTTTATTAGGCGGGCCTATAACAACAACGGGCACACTAAGAGTAGATACCTCCACAGTCTATGACTTTGTAAGAGATAGCATTGTAGCAGTTGAAATAGGAGGAGATACAATAAAAATAATTAAACAGGAATACGAAAATGTTACAAGTGACACATTAACATTTACTATACTTGTTAAATTTCCTATTCAGTTAAGACAGTATATTCTTTTGTTCCGAAATGGGCAGTTATTACTCAATGACCAATTTACCGTAATTGATACAAACAAAGTTAAGATAGCAGCCACATCTTACAAGGTAGGCGAAAATTATACCTTAGTCACAGTTAGCGGCATCGGCTCTGTTTCCTCTGGGCAAGGTAATCCAATCTATCCAGAGGCAGGCATAGCCCTATCAACAGGCACAACATGGACAACATCAATTACAAATAATTCAAGTAATTGGAATACAGCATATACAGATAGGTTAAAATGGGATGGAGGTAGCACAGGTTTAGTAGCAGCGACAGGCAGAACAAGTTTAGGAGGCACAACGGTAGGGCAGTCAATGTTTACTTTAACTAATCCTTCTGCCATTACCTTTCCAAGGTTCAACGTTGATAACTCTGTTACGGCATTATCTGCTGCTAACTTTCTCACAGCCATTGGAGGCGGCACTGTTACAAGTGTAACGTCATCCGGAACAAGTGGTAATCCTTTGTCTATAACAAATACAACTACTACTCCGGTAATTGAATTATTAAGCGCTACAACGGCAAGAAATGGATATTTAACATCAACTGATTGGACTACATTTAATAATAAATTTGCTTTTTCTGATACAACCTCTTTAAATTTAACATCCAGATTTTCGACTAAACAAGATAATATAACACTTACTACAACAGGCACAAGCGGAGCTGCAACATTAATAGGTGCCACATTAAATATACCACAATATAGCGGTGGAGGTGGTGGTAGTGGTACAGTTACAAGTGTAGGCTTAACTGCACCATCTATATTTACTGTTAGCGGCTCACCTGTTACAACAAGCGGCACTTTAGCATTGACATATAGTGGTAATGCTTTACCTTTGGCAAATGGTGGTACAGGTGCCACAGACGCAGCAAATGCAAGAATAAGTTTAGGAGGCACAACAAGTGGTATATCATTGTTTACTTTGACAAACAGTGTATCTGATAAATTTATAAAAGTAAATTCTAACAATACTATTACTTTATTAAGTGCAGCTGATACAAGAACAACGATAGGCGCAGGCACAGGCAGTGTTACCAGTGTAGCAATGAGTGTACCTACTTTCTTATCTGTATCTGGCAGCCCTGTAACATCAAGCGGCACATTGGCTGTATCATTAAGCGGTGTGCCTTTGCCTGTTTTAAACGGTGGCACAGGAGGAGCAAACGAAACTGACGCAAGGAATGAATTAGGTGCAGCGTGTAAATCATGTACGGAGACATTGACAGGAAATAAAACATTTAGTGGTACGGTTACTTTATCATCTGTATCTGGCACTGCAACAAGCGTTATAGGTAGGAGTAGTACGGGGCAGGTGGTTGGAGTTACAGTAGGTAGTGGTTTATCTTTAGCAAGTGGCACATTGTCTATTAACAATAAAATACAAGATATAAATCAAAGTACATACACTATTGCAAGTAATGATTTATATATTGATAATTTTAATTCATCTACTACTACAATAACTTTACCATCAGCAGCTTCTAATACATACAGAGAATTAAAATTTCATAACAGGTCAACAGGTGCAGTAAATTCATCACCTAATGTTATATCATTAACTGGAAGCTCAACTTCATCTATATTGTCAGCAAGTAGTGGCAAGTGGGCTACTCTCGTCAGCGATGGTACTGATTGGAGGATTTTACAAGCAAACTAAAAAAACATATACATGAAACAACTCCTTTCCCTCTTCCTCTTCCTTTTGCCTTGCCTTGCATGGGCACAGTATCCGAGCAACGGCAACCAAAAGATAACGCTTGGAGAACAGACAACTGCCGATGGGCTTATTTTTCGGGGTGTAGCAGCAACTGATACGGTAAGAAAGCCAAGTATTGACACAATGGCTTACATGGTTCTTGATACCACTACCAATATAATATGGCATTATAAAAAAACAACGAGCAACGCATGGTTGCGTTTAAACCTTTTGCCGAGCGACACGGCTTCGATGCTTACTCCTTATTGGAGGGCTGATAGATTTAGTGGTACTTTGCCTGTTGCAAATGGGGGAACAAATAGAACAACAATGCCAACTGGTTATGTTTTGCATGGCGATGGTACAAGTGTTGATACAAGTATAAATTTATTTTGGGATAGAACAAATAATAGATTAGGCATTGGCACGGCAGATCCTCTAAAACCATTACACTTAAATGTAGGAACAGATAGAAATTTTACTATATTTCCAGGTTCAGATGTTGGTACAGATGGGGTTGGTATGGCAAGTCGTTTAGATAATGGTTCATCATTAAGTGATTTTGCATTTCGTTCAAATAATGTAATTTTTGTTATAGGAAGTGGCGGAGTATGGATACATAATAACCCAGCTGTTTCTTCAAGAACAGAAAGTTTAGATGTGCAATTTAACGCAAGATTTAGAGCAGTTGGCACAACAGGAGGAACTAATTCTTTACTTTATGTAACAAGTGATGGAACTTTATCTACAAATATTTCAGATGTAAATAAAAAGCATAATGTTAGAAATTTACCATACGGTTTAAACACTATAAATCAACTTAATCCAGTTGCTTTTGATTGGAATGAAACTGACGAAACCGATATTGGCTTTATTGCTCAAGATATTGAAAGCATTATTCCTGAAAGCGTTACAACAAATTGGGATAGTCAATTAATTTTTAGACAGGAAAAGATTGTACCTATTTTAGTAAAAGCCATACAGGAGCAACAAGCCCTCATCAAAGCCCTTGAACAAAGAATTATTAACCTCGAAAATAAATAAAATGAGATACCTATTTTTATTCCTTCCCTTGTTTTCCTTTGCGCAAGATGTTGTAAAAGACACTGTTTACATTCAAAAGCAAGGAAACATTTATTACATTATTCAGCAAACAACTTTGTCTGATTCAAGTGTCACAGGCTCAAAGCAAATATTGGGCGATAGTGCAACTGCCATTCAAAGCCTTGTTACCGATGCTGAAAGGCAAAGTAACACGATTGCCATTCATGCAAAGCCTATTATTACAAAGGCTAAGTCAGTGCAAAGAATCAATTATTACAATGACTTACACATTCAAATAAGCGGAAAGCCTGTCTATTTTACCACGGCTCAAAGAGATACGGCAAAGTTTATAGGAGACTGGAAGTTAAATTTTAACGGTGAAATCATTGATGGAGTAATTCAATTAAACAGCAATAAGCGTTTAATCTTTAACCCAGACAACGGCAAGGTTTACACAATTTCAACCAATCTACTTTTATCTACTTTTACCAATCAAGTTTCCTTTGCCTTTAACGGTGTTAAATACGATTTGTATAAATATGCTGAGGGTAAATTTGCAACGGTGGATGGAGATGTTAGACTTATAAAACTTGAATAATGAAAGCAGTTATACTAAAATTATTACATCAAAGCTATGAGTTCTTTGCCGTTGCATTGACTACTGGTTTTATATTCTCATTTTTTGTTCCCATCAAAGGCTTCCTTCTGTTTACCGTTGCCGTTGTTTTTGCTGATACCATAACGGGAATCAAGGCAGCAAAAAAGGAA